TTATTTTACCTCTTCTACTTTATATTCATCCTTCACTTTCCTGCATTTAAAGACGCAGTAATCCGGATTATTTAAAGCGTTATCAAGGCTTTGTGGCAAAACGATCTCTTTCGTTTGTTTGTTGATTGCTATCAATGCGTAATAAATACCTTCTTCTTTGCATTGTTCAATCAATACCTTTTTTAATTCTTTTACGTTATATTCCATTTCTTGAGATATGAACCCAATAAAAAAAGCCTCTTACTTCAATGTAAGAGGCTAACTAAAATAAGAGTAGTGGGTACGAGAATCGAACTCGTATTACATGCGTGAGAGACGTAATTTCCTAATTTTAATCCCACTGATTATTAAGCCTTTATCTATGATTTAAGAATCATTTGCATTAAATTTGCATTGAGAAATCAAAATAAATGCCATGACCTATGAATACATTTATTGCATGCGAATCTTTCAAAGAACTTTTTGCGTTACAAAGTTAATCAATCAATCAAAAATAGCAAACTTTATTCGTTTGAATTTAAAGCTATCTGTTTCTAATCTATCCGGCTAATAGTAAAAAGTACTATTATGACAGATGAAGAACTAAGAACATTTTGCGTTGAGCAAGCTGTATTAATCTTTGCCAAGAAAGAACAGGTTAAAACTATGGGATTCCGCGATATGGAAGACATGACCTTGCTTGAATTATCAGATAGACTCTATAATTATATCAGAACCGGAGAGCAAAGTTTTATTCCTGCTTCTTTATCTTATTTGAAAAAAAAATAATACCGATCTATTTATTAACAATTAAAATTTATCTTATGGAATGGATTTCTGTCATTGTAATATTATTGATTTTCTCGCCACTTGCTATATTTATTTTTGGCTCTGGGGTGTATTTGATTTCTCGGATTGTATCTGATTTATCATCTCAAAAAGCCGAGGAACTTGAACGTCAGAAGCGGAAAGCCGAGGCAGAACCTCTAGTGCAATACCTAAAAGAGTACTATCCACTCGTTTATCGTGCGATTTTTCCCGATTAATAAGTTCCCATGAATTAACAATAAGCCTAGCAATATCACTTAATGTTTCCGCATCATTTAAGTTTATTGCATACTCCAACATAGTTTTTAATGTCCTTATCATACCCGAAAAGTCCTTAGTTGCATAATCCACTTTTATGCCAATGCCAGTAGCTTGGTATAGAGTGGCGGCGGAAGCTCTAGCAGCAGATATAGACAAATCTTCTTTCACTTTATTTGTTCTTTCGTCGAACATTTCTTTCATTCTTTTATCCAAAGTGGCAGAATTATATATCTGATATCCTAATACTATTACCACTCCTATACTTGTCAAGGCTATTGATATACCTATTACCCATGATAGACATGAGTCAGTAAATGCAAAAGGCTCACATCTAATCAGTGCAGTAATGCTACATATAATCGCAGCGATCGACAAACAGTTACTCCAGTATGATTTGATTCGGTTTTTCATATTTAGATGATTAATTTTATATTACATTATTGGAATCTGTGTTTTTATTCTTCTCGTTTCCTTCATCTGTGTTTTTAGATGTTTTTTTCTCGTATTGTTTTTTTTCGTTTTGGCTATTCTCTTCTAGCATATCGAATAAATTCATTTGGCGAGGCGAATTTGGGGTTGGCAAAAATGAAAAAGAACTTTTATTGTCTTTTTTCTTTTCTCTATTTATGGCAAGTCTTGCCATCTTTCGTACTTTTGCATTTGGAAATGCAAATAAAAGATTTTCTTTAAACTTATCCATATTTATAGATGCTTTAGCTATACCTAATACGGAAAATAAGTGATCGGTAAGTGCTTTATATCCAAAATCATTAAATTTTTGATGATGATGTTTCTTTCCTGCAGGAGACGGATTATTTTCTCTTAAATAGTCAGCAATTTCAGGGTCCAATGTGTCATACACGAATTGCATCACATATTTACCAAATCTTTTCGGATAAGGCTGATCTATTTGCGGTGGTGTTTTACCTTCTAACCTATATAAATGCATAAAAAATTCACGTGGAAACGTCCTTGTCCATTCTCTATACCCTTCAACTATGTATGCATCTAATTTGGCTTGCAAATCATTAGCCTTTCTAAAATATTGATACCCTGTCGCTTCGTCAATTACAGCATCAATTCCTGTTTTTGCTAAAGCTGATATAAATATCTCTGATTGCTCGGCTAATTTTATTTGGTTAGGTTTCAAAAGTCCTAACTGTCTAGCTCTTAAATAGGCGTTACATATATCAACAACGGTGCTAGCTCTAACTCCATTAACGGAATACAGGCCAGTGTTGATTATCAGTATGTTATCATTGTAATACTCCCGTATTTCTTTAGGTAGTGTATCTTGTAATGCAGAAGAGGCCAAGTATCTTTGAAGGTTTCCGCTTTCTCTTCCCCCTGATATTAATTTTACGACTTCGGATTGACTCAGATATCTTTCTACTTTTTCGCCATTATCAACTACATAGCATTGAATTTCATATTCTTCGTGTCCATTTAGCTTGATTACTCCTTTGTGGATTTGATTTAGATTATCCATAATGTTTTGTTTTGGTGATTTATAATATATTCTTAATTGATAAAATATTCTCTACAATAAAAAGATGAATAATTTCCCGTTTCGGCAAATCTATATCGTCATAATCTGGATTCTCGCTACGAAGCAGGATTAAGTTATCTGCATCTTTAGGATGTCTGCGGACTCTCTTTATAAGTCTGTATTCATTCGTTATAATTAAATATACTTGTCCGTAGTTGAAATAGTCCCAACTTTCGATTTTTCTAATTACTACCCTATCGCCCGAAGCTATTAGAGGTAACATACTATCACCCGTGGCGAATATAATCTTTGAATCCGGGTTGATTTCCGGTGCGTCTATACTTCCTATCACTTTTTCGTCTGTAAATTCTATGTCTCTACCACTTAGCCCGCATGTTGCGTCTATGTCGTATATTAATGCTCCTTTTCGTTTTGTTTCGCTTATTGCAGATTCGGAAATCTCGATTGTTTTTTGTTCTCGCTCTACATTTTTAATCATTTCGCCTTTATCCCGTAGAAGCCATTCGGTTGACATATCACCGTATACTCTGCTAATTTTCATTGCAATATCGGCGGATATACTTTTGGTCTTCCCCCAATATCCCTTAGATAATCCAGCTTCTGCTTCTAATCTATATACGCTAATTCCTTTATAATCAATGTATTTCTGAATTTTTTCTTTTATAGCCATACTGTTGTCTACTAATAAAGGTTAATTAATAGAATATAGTCTACTAAATATTTGTATAGTAGAGTATAGTCATTTATCTTTGTCGCATCAAAGTTAATCAATCAATAAAGAACTAACAAATAAAACAAAGGAATTATGAAAGCAACAAGAATGAACACGACACCAATTAAACCAACATTGCAAGCGATGGAAGTAGGGCAAAGAACCGACTTTCCACGTAATCGAAGGAAATCAGTTAGAACAACCGCATCCGATTTAAAAACCGATGAAGATAAGATTTTTAGAACTTGGATCGACGGAGATAACATTTATGTTGAACGCAAAGAATAACAAACAATGGGAAGAACTAAAACAATCGGAAAAGTTGAACCAATCGCAAAGAAATGGCTCAGCAAAGACGAGGCAAAATCCTACATAGGTTGCTCGGATGACTTTTTAAAAACACTCCGAGAGAATGCGCTCGTTTCTTTCTCCCAATTCGGGAAGATGATCTGGTATGATATATCAAGTATAGATAGATTCATACAAAGTAATAAAGTAGTATAACACACTAAAACAAAACATTATGTTAACACTCAAACAAAGCCCTATCGCTATCATCTTAATGTTCCTAGCGTGCAGCCTCGCAGATGGCGACTCGAAACTGGGTAAACTTATCATCGCACTTCTGATCGTGTTTCTAACGATTATCTATGTGCTAGTCTGTAACTATATAAACGTAAAAAGACATGGCGGCGAATCATCAATGTATCGGTAACTGTCGAATGTGTACCGTTTTGGGCGCATGTCCTGCTGATACTCTAACTTGCGAAGATTGCGGCGAGGAAATCGAACCGGGCGAAGAAATCGAGATAGAAGTAGAAACGTATGAACGCGGCAGACGCGGTACGAAAATAATCACCGTTTGCGCTCGCTGTTATGGGTCGCTTTATCAAGGAGTAAATGATAACTTTTAAAATAATACACAATGAATGAGATAAATAAAGTTCCTGATAAGATAAAGGACAAACTATTAAAACTCAAAAATCTAGCCGAACAAGGATATAAAGGTGAAGCAATAGCCGCAAAGCGAGCATTAGAAGAAATGTTAAATAAGTACGGATTGACTTTGGATAATTTATTTGATGAGGAAATAGAATGGCGATGGATAAAAGTGGGCAGAGACAAATATTTAAAGGAAATATTACATCAATGCCATTTTCAAATAATCGACCAAAGCAAAGCTACATACAAGGAATATGATACACAAATAGGCTTTAAATTGACAGCTTCGCAATATGCTGATTTGATGTCTTTATTTGAATTTCATTCCTCCCAATTTAAAAAGGAACGTGAAAAAATAATGGGTAGTTTGGTTAGTGCTTATGTTCAAAAGCATGGTATTTGGGGGCATTCAGATGATGAAAATAAGGAAGAAGCTAAAAAGCCTATAGACTTCGAAAAGATTAAAACAATACTAGCTATTGCAGGCACAATGGAAGATATTACATATCATAAACAAATAGAATAGTTCAATTATAAATAATGCACGATATGACACATTGGAAAACTCAATTCAATTATGACTATCTAGGCGCTTACAGCCTACCGGACGGAAAAGATATAGTTCTCACCATCCGTGAAACGAAAAGAGAACAGGTAGTCGGTGCGTCTGGAAAGAAAGAAGAATGCTTCGTCGCTTACTTCTTCGAGAATGTAAAACCGATGATCCTCAACCGGACGAACTGCAAAACTATGACGAAGATTTTCAAAACACCGAATTTCGAGGAATGGATAAACAAGCAAATTCAGATAGGCGCGGTAATGGTGGACGCTTTCGGCGAAAAAGTTGATTCGCTCCGTATTCGTCCATTCATCCCGAAAGTTGAAAACTCATTGCCTACGGTTGAAACTGGATCGGTGATCTGGAAAAACATTCTAGACGCATTGGCGGGCGGCTATACAGTTGCGCAAGTCCAAATGAAATACAAACTAACAAAAGAACAAATCAAAGAATTAGTAGCACATGAAATCAAGTGAGCAAAAAGAGATCGAATGGAAGGAAAGGAGACGAGGCAAAATAACTGCCTCTACGCTTCCCGATTTGATGAAAGCGGGCAAAGGTTGTCCGTTTGGTAAGGGTGCGTTTGATGCGATGTATTTAGTACGATACGAACGCAGGACCGGAACGATGCGAGAAAACGGAAGTAATAAAGCGTTTGATTGGGGACACGAAAACGAACCGCTAGCGGTCGAGTGGGTGAGGACCCAACTAATGAATGAAATCAAATCGTGTACAACCGATTTTAAAGACATTGTTTTCAATGAACCGTTTGAAGGCTTCGGCGATTCTCCCGATTTCTATGTGTATGGATTTGACGGGAAAGTTATCGCTCTAGGCGAAATCAAATGCCCGATGTCGCAGGGTAAGATCGAATCTCTGCAATTCGGGAATACCATCGACGAAAAAGATGAATACTATTGGCAGTTCCTCGGTCATTTCCTCGGTCGCCCGGATGTAGACAAACTGTATTACGTCATTTATGACGGCTACGTGAACGACGGTCGGATACTTGAAATGAATCGCGCTGATCATGTAGACAATATAAAGAAACTCTATGATCGTATCCGATTAGCCAGTGAAATGATAGACGAATCTATTCGTTCCGGTCTGGATTTACTTGATTGTGTCGATAAGGCAAAATCGGTCCTAGAATTAAAGATACAGATCGAAGCATTAAAGCCGGACGCGAAAAACAGCGTACCGATCAAAAATCAGATTTATAAGCTACGGAAAGAAATACGCAAACTGACAAAGAAATAGCCGTCACAACACTAACACAACACGATTAATCACATTTTTTATAAACACTTTAGTAAACACGAAATTATGCACAATTGGTTTTTAACAAAAATCCGTTACGAGAAAGTAATGGAGGATGGAAGCAATAAGAAAGTAACTGAATCGTATTTAGTCGATGCGCTGAGTTTTACCGAGGCAGAAGCGCGAATAATCGAAGAAGTAACTCCGTTTATCTCCGGTGAGTTCACCGTATCCGATATTTCCCGCGCACATTATAGCGAGATATTTACGAGCGAAGAAGATTCTGCCGATAAATGGTATGCCGGACGACTCGCTTTTATTACGGTGGACGAAGTAAGTGGCAAAGAAAAGCGGACTTATACGAATGTTTTGGTACAAGCCGCAGACATTCACGACGCAATGAAGAAACTTGACGAAGGTATGAAAGGAACGATGGCGGATTACTCTTCTATTTCGTTGAAAGAAACGGTGATTGTAGATGTTTATCCGTATCATTCAGAAGAAAAGAACGAATTAAAACACGACACAAGCAAGTAACAGCGCGCCGGGTGAAAGTCCCGGCAAATCGGATAAGTGGCGGAATTGGTAAACGCTCCACCCTAGTGCGTGGAATTGGTTCCGATCGTGACGGACGTTCGCAAGCGGTCTGCGACAAATCTCGGTTCAAATCCGAGCTTATCCACATTCACAAACCAAAATAAAGACATGGCAAAGTATAACAATGTAAAGATAGAGGGATACGACTCTAAAAAGGAGTATCGGCGCGCTAAGGAGTTGAAACTATTCGAAAAGAAGGGGATTATAACCGGATTGCAAGAGCAAGTAAAATACGAGCTTATTTCGCCTCAATATCGTTTCTATGAAGTGCAGGGAGTGCGGAAGATGCTACGCAAAAAGGAACTTCTAGAACGAGGCGTTTACTATATCGCAGACTTCGTTTATTATCGAGATGGCGAGTATGTCGTTGAGGATACGAAAGGAGTTCGAACAAAGGAGTATATAATCAAACGGAAGCTCATGCTTTACGTTCATGGAATCAGAATAAAGGAGGTATAAAATGGCGAAGAAAACAACACAGGTACACAAAAGCGATTGCCGGACGTGTCGGAACGGCGGAGAAGAAAAGAACTTTATTTGTTATTGCTCCGTCCTTAAAGTGGGGCGGTCCATAGGGATAAGGATTTGTAGTTATTATGTAGCGCGATAGACTTTATAAGTGTGATGAATATAGACGGATATACGCTAACTGAGAAGATGAGAAAAGCGAGACGACGTTTCAGATTTACCGCCACCGAACAAGCCCTATTTTACGAATTAGTGGCTATTTGTAACGGCGAAGATTGGAGGGACGTTTTCGATTGCTCGAACATTGAACTTTGTTTTGCGCTTAATGTGAATGAGAAAACACTAATAAAAGCCCGTGAGTCTTTAATAAATGCAGGATTGATTTATTATAAATCTGGCAAGAATAAACGTATTATAAGCTCTTATTCTTTCGTGAAGGAATTTAAAACTACTGTAACAACTACTGTAAAATTTACAGTCAATCAAACAGCCAATGAGACAGCCAATAGTACAGGGGATAGTACAGGAGTTAAGGGAGTCAATGATACAGGAGATAGTACAGACTATAATAAACTAAAACAGAAACCAAACATAAATATACTCTCTAAAGTCTCTCATGGAGATTTTGATTTTATATCTGACGAGTTTTTAGAAGCGTTTTCGCTCTGGCTTGAATACAAGAAAGACAGGCGGGAAAATTACAAATCGGAAAAGTCACTCAAAGCGTGTTACAACAAATTAGTGAAGTTAAGCAAAGGTAATCCGATGATCGCATCTCAAATCATAGATGAAGCGATTGCGAATAATTGGGCGGGATTCTTTGAACTGAAAAAAAATAGAAATGAACATGAAACAAGCGAGGGCAAAAACGATGCAAAGAGTATCGACGCCCCTATTATCCGTACTTTGTCGTTCTGACGACCCGATGCCATACGACAAGCGAGCCGATTGCTTTAAATCGTGCTGTAAAGAGATTTGCCCCTGTTTTGAAATAACGGATGCGAATAAAAATCTTATGAATGAAGTGTTTAAGTATGCAGAGGGCATTTCTTCCCATTTCGACAATGGTAAAGGACTCTTATTCACAGGAACCATCGGAACAGGCAAAAGCACAATTATACAAATCCTCAACAGGTATTTAGTGCTTAGTAGGGGCTCTAAAAATCCCGGCGGATACCCAATCGGTGGATTTCGGATTGACTCGGCGTCATTCGTGGCGAATCGATACACTGCATTGGGAGGCGATGGACTCGACCCATATACGTACAATTCCGGACAACCTAGAGATGTGTGTTTCGACGAACTCGGCAGAGAGCCGCTTCCGGCTAAACACTTTGGCACCGAGTTGAATGTTATGCAATATGTTTTCCAATGTCGCTACGAGCTTCGATACGATGCAGTAACACACGCAACTACCAATATGACTATCGAGGAAATGCAATTGAAATACGGAGCTTATATTGCGGATAGAATAAATGAGATGTTTAATGTGATTGAGTTGAACGGAGCTAGTAGAAGATAATTAAAACAACGAAACTATGCGAAGAAGAAAAAAGAAATTTGTGTACTTCAAAAAGATTCCTGTTCGCGTCGATCTGGACCAATGGCGGCGACTAGACAAGATCAAAACCGACTACCATTTCAAGAGTACATACGAAATCATGCAGTACATTTTAGGCTGTTTTCTCCGGGTTGCTGATCCGATGCCCGACGATGACGACGAAGAAGTATTACCGGACGAAATCAAAGAAATGTTCTATGATCTATCAGAAGCAGAACGACATTTCGATTATGTAAAACCAAAACGGAAACTACCACAGTATAAGGTGGATGAAATGCACGGACAAAAACGATTAGAAGGATTTTAATATGATTAGAAAACTATCAAACACAAACTATTTGCACGACGTATCAGTAGACCCCGTCGCAGTAAATGAACGAAACCGAAAGTATATAGATCGGTTTGTTTCAGAGAATTATAACGGCTTAGTAGCCAAGTTTTCACCTTTAGACGGCACGATAAATTCAAGCTCATACGGAGCACTCGACAAACTAAACGAAACGATCCTGTCACTTTACACTGATCCGGATTTGCACTTTTCAAGTTGGATCGAAGCGAAACAGTATCTATCGAGTAAGTTTACAGAAAAGGCGATCCGAGTTCCAGTGAAGAAGCCTGTAAAAAACGAGATAGGGGAAAATGAGGATGAGTTTATCGTAAGCCCCCGATAA